AAAACATATTTATATATTTATTACTTTTGACAAACGATAGCGATCAACATAGAGGTTACTTGCTGGTGATTCTAAGAGATTTCTTGGTCTTCATGTTATGTGTATCAATAGCATCCTGGCAGGCACGTTGAATGCGTTCAAGCATAACACAATACATATCTCGTTGCCACTTATTTGTTCGGTCATCTGACAGTTTCTCAATATACTCTACGATGATTGGTGGCAACTTGTTCTTTGCTTCTTCTTTCATATACATTTTGTGCCTCATTCAAAAAATTGCTGTATGTTATTAGCAACCACTTTAGACTGCTTTTTCTTGCTTGTCAACTTATCTTCAAACGTCTTAACAAATTCATCAGATATTTCATTTGAGAACTTTTCTGCTGTGACATTAAACGCATCATCATCAGCATTCTCTATGAACATCATTCCCAGGTTCTTAATCTTTATATAGTGTTGCTTCTTTTCCTTTTCTATTCTTCGTATGAAGGCAAATTTAATTATCTGTGTAAAGTAGGCAAAAGGATTGTTTGTCTTCTCTGGATTAAAATTATGAAGATATAACAGGCAATTTTCTACTCCATCAGATACCATCTCGTCTTTATATGAATAAGCAAAGAAACTAGATTTGTTGGACAGATTTGTAGCAATAAGGAGAATTGCTTCTCCTATATAAGACGGAATCGGAGGAGTTTGAATTCCTTTGATTTTATTCTGTTCACATTCCTTTTGATATTCACAAATCACTTCATATAGTCTTTTATTATTCACGTAATTTCTTTTGCGCATTATGTATTTTTCCCTTGACGACTTTTAAACTTGCTGTATAATCACTGTGTCAGTGAAACACTAATGAAATGAACTTGAACTATTTGCTGTATCAAAACCAGTAGCACACATATCCATCAAAGATGCTTCCATCATTGTATTTACTGATTGAATATCCTTAATCATATTTTCTTCATGTACATAAGCAAATCTTAACGAATGATGATAATACTTAACCATTTCTTCATGGATATCAGTAATAGTTATTACATGATTGTTTTGTAATTCACAAACAGAAGAAGAAGAAAAAGGAATGTATTTGGTTAAGACTATTGCTGATTTTCCTGTAGCAGATACTCTCTCATTAACTAATAATGGTTGTGATACCAAAATCCTGTTATCGTAATAATCAACAACATCTCCAATTAATTCCTCTCCATTAATAAGTCTTATATGTTGTATGTTTTCTGTCATTGTAAATCTACCCTATATACTTTATATGGAAACTTTTCTTGATTATAAATCTTAACTCGTTCTATGTAATGGTTGATTGTATAATTCTTATGAGATTTCCAAGACAAATCATCTGCGATATCAAACAATGTAGATTGTATCTTATTCTCACTCTTTCTCAAAACTCTTCCAATAGATTGAAGAGTTCTAATCCTTGATTTAGAAGGTGAAGCAAACACAATATTCTCAAGGTTCTTAATATTTATTCCAGTAGAAAATGTTTGAACAGATGCTACAATAATTGCGTTTGTTTGTTCTTCTACGACTGCCCTGATATCATTTCTATCTTCACCATCTATTCCACCATGAATGAAATACAATGGTTTGTTTGTTATTCCTTGAAGCATTCTGTGTAGAATTTCTCCATGCTTCTCTACATATTGAAACAGTACTAAAGTATTGCCTTTTAATGAGTCTGCCAAATTGACAATGAATTTATTTCGTTTTTGATTTGATATGATGTAATCAATCTCTTGTTGATAATCTAATTTCTTTGCTGATTTCTTAATTTCTTCGTTATAGTTCAATACGATACATTTGATACGAAAATCAGCAAGATGTTTATCTTCAATTAATTTTGAAGTGGTTGTTACTTCTTTAACAGGTCCGAATAACCCTTCAATTACAAGTTTATTAGTCTGTGTTCCATCTAATGTTCCTGTAAATCCAAAACGATATTTACAATTTGCAAGGTTGCACATAATCTTGGTGAGAGATGCTGCCTTTGCTAAATGGACTTCGTCACATATAACTACTTCAAACTGATTAAACCATTCAGGTGGCATCCGAAATATACTTTGCCATGTAGATATTGTATACTGACAATCAGTATCTTTTTCTTTACCAGAAGTAATTAGATGGCAATCCGAGTTATATCCATATGATTTGAAGTCTGATGCCAACTGATGAACCAATCCAGTTGTAGGAACAATAAAAAGTGTTTTCTTGGCATAATATCTGGATATGAGATAAATGATAAATGATTTGCCACTTCCAGTAGGACTTAATAGAACCCTTCGTCTGCTTCGGATTGCGGATGTGAACGCATCTATTTGGTAATCTCTTGGTTCTAATGGGAGGTTTAGAGAGTTGAGAAAATGCTTAGTCTCACTAAGTGAAAACGAGGTATCTGTAAACTCATTTGTATATGATACCTCATATTCTCTATCTTCAGCAAACTGAATTATTTCTTTGAATAATCCTGCATAGATTTGCTTTGTTTTTGGATTGTATAATCTAAGTTTACCATCCCAAATTCCTCTTTTGAAGGATGGCATATATTTATATCCAGGAACTTGGAATGTGAAATACTCTTTTAGTTCTTCTTCAATACCTCTATCGGTTGAAGAGACTTTAATGTATACTTCATTTAGTTTTGAAATTTCTATCATGCTCCAGCCAACCACTTTCTTTCTTCAATAAAGTTTTTAATAGCGAATGTTCTTCCATTTATTGATTGAAGAATCATTTTTAGATATTCAACTTTTTCTTGTTGAATACCAATCTTCAATTCCAACTCAAGTAATTCGTTATCATAATCAAGGAAAGACTCTATTTCAGATTTGAGAATCTTACCTCTTTCTGGTATCTTCCACTGCTTTTCTTGCATTATTTCTTTTGTTGGATTGATAAAGAATTCTTTTTTCTGTGCTCTGAGTAACTTGTAATTATGCTGAAACTTAAGTAGTTTCATTTTTTCAGCAGAGTACAATTTAATATACTTGGCATGTAGTTGTGCGGTTCGTATTGACTCCTGTCCGATATTCGTGCTATCTATTTTGGAGTCAGAATCCCAAGCATTTTGTAAGTCTTCAAAGTTCATTGTATTATCCTCCTTTTGAGAAGGAGTTTATATTGTATATTGAGTAATGTCAACCAATTATTTTGGGTCATACCCCCATTCTAAATGAGAATTGCCATCAGTGAATATATGTTTTGCTGGCACTCTCATGGATGCTATATGATAATCTCCTTTCAAAGCATGTTCTCCATGTTCTTTTGCGTATTCTTTTGAAGTCGTGACCCAGTCGCCTGGACGAATCATATGTCTTAATGGAGTATCTGTTTTCAATGCTTCTTTATGAACTGATTTTGGCACTGCTCTGTGTATCCATACCTTTTCTTCAGGTTTATCTTTCATCCTTTGTATTACACTGAATGCTTTTTGATCATAATCATTTCCTTGATTTCCATAATATTCAAATCCTTTATGTGAATAAACATCTTTTGGATAAATGCCGTTAGAAGTAACATCATGTAATGGTGCTCCAGATTCTTTATCTGGTGCTTCATGTTCTCCTTTATAACTTTCAAATATGAATTTTTTGAAACTAAACATTTTTATCCTTTACATTTTTTGTATGCTGTATGACCTATATTTGAAAGTAGCAGATGCTTCTAAAAATTGAACATCAGGTTGTGTAGAATCAAATATTAAAGAAGATACGGAAATGGGGAACGCATCTTTGAAAACTACTTCATAATTGGGATTTCTTGAAGATGTTAGAATTATTAATGATATATCAGAAACAAGACCAAGGCCAGAGTATATGGGTTGACTTGCAATTGTTTTATACTCAGGGTATTCGTTAGGAAATCCGAGTTCTCTAATCCAGTTAAACAACTCAAGATAGTTCTGTAAGTCTTCGTCTACCTTATAATTGATCATTAGATCATCAAAATCAATATGGTCACCCGCCTTTGGAATCTTAACGAATGGGTTAGGTTGTTCTGGTCCTGTTAGAACCATTCCTGGAAGATTTACGTTTTGAAGAAAGAAATTGACATTAGGACACTTTTTGATTTGAAATCTGAAATTCAGAGGGCTCAAAAAGTTTTTATTTTCTGGGATATTATCAAGTGCTGTCATATTTTTCTCCACATTTAAAAGTTGCTTATCTATATTTATACAATAAAAAAGGGAGGCATTTCTGCCTCCCCAGTAAGACCAGTTATTCTGGTTCTTTTTATTACATCAAGTTTGTAACAAGGACTCTGCGGTAATAGACGTTGCTGTCCTTGGTAAGAGCACCTGCACCAGCAGTCGCACCTTCGGCAAATGGGTTTGCCACCATTCCATAACGAGTCTTGAATCCAATCTTTGGATGGAATGAATCTTGATCAACTGCACGAACCATTTGGAGAGGAACGTATGGGCAGTAGAAAAGACCAGCATCAAATGCGTTTGAACCCTTATAACCAACAACCATATAGTTGCCACCGGTAGCATATGGGTCAATATAAACACGCATACGACCATTGAGAACACCAGCAAATGTATTACCAGTATCATCAACATTTAGTTGATTGCTATTGAGTGCTGGAGCATAATCAAGGATACCAGCCATTTGAAGAGCAGAAGCAACGTCTGAAGAACAGATTACGATGTTGCCCTTGCCACGTCTTGTGTCCTTGGCAATCTTGTTTGCTTCTCTTTCAACTTGGAACATAAGACCCTTGAACTTTTCAACTGACCAACGGCCATTTGAGTCTGTATCAAGATCAAAGATACCAGATGTTGTTGTACCTTCAGTAGCACCTTGTGATGCTGTTACAAGAATTGTACGAACTACTTCACGGTTGATTTCTGCAAGAATTTCAGCAGAAAGAATGTTTGATAGTTCGGTTTCAGCATCAAGACCGTGAATTGCCTTAAGGTCCTGTGCGAGTTCCATTGTGTATTCTGCTTTGAGAGCACGTGACTTTGCGGTTACTGCAACCTTTTCAATGCTGAATGCCATTTGGGCAAATGCAGAGTTTGAATCGGTGCCAAGTGCTTCAGCCTGTGCTGTTGACATTGCTGAACCAAAGTTATATACACCTTGTTCTGCAAGGTTTGCTGTATATGTTGTGTTGCCTGGAAGAGTACCAGTATGCTTTTGACCAAGTGTATTTGCGCCTGAAACAACTGAAGAGAATGAAGTATTGACTTCGTTGTAGAAAGTTTCTGTGCTGGTTTGGTTGCTGTATCTAGCACGCATTGCGAAGATAAGTCCTGTTGGACCAGTCATTGGCTGAACACCGCAGATATCATAAGCAATGAGGTTTGGCATAGAACGACGAACGAGAGAAATAAGAACAGGATCAAAGGTGTCAATTGCACCGTCTGATGCTGTAGAGCTTGATGCTCTCATTGCGTTTGCTGGAATTGGATTTTCAACAAGGAACTGGCTTGAATAAGCAGATCCTTCACGAAGTGCTCTTTCTGTGTTCTCAAGAAGAACAGCAGTTGTATTACGGCGATGAATGTCCTTAATTGGGCTAAGGTCTTCATGCTCTAGAATTGGCTTCCACTTGTTGTTAAGTTGTTCTGTTAACATTTTTTTGTTTACTCCCTAGAATTTCTTTATGGGTTGTTATTATTTATAATTTATTACTTCTTGATAGTTCTTGAAATTGCTTTGGCATAGTTAGCAATTTGTGGTTCAAGATATTTTACTTCTTGAGATGGTGTAACTTCATCAACTTCTTCATTCAAAGTTGAAGGTGCTGTCTTAATGCCAAAATACTTTTCCTTGACAATTTCAAGCTTTTTCTTGTAGTTGTCTGGATTGTTTTCAAACTCAACTCCTTCTGTCAAAGTCTTAAACTTGTCTACTTGTGTAAGAGCAAGTCCTTCAGAGACTTCGGCAAAAACCTTTTCTTTATTGCGTTCTTCAACGATTGCATTAAGTTCAATGTTCTTTTCAAGTTGTTCATTGAGTCTTGCTTCTAGTTCTTCAACCTTTTCAGCAAGTGCTTCAACAGCATCAACTTGTTCTTCTGGGAATTGAATATAATGTTCTGCGAATAGATTACGGAGACCCATAATGAAATCTTCTGTTAGATCGTTGCGTAGTGATGTATCAACAGCAACCTGATTTTCTTCTAACCAGTTTTGAGCAACATATGACATATAATGGTCAATCTGCTCTGTTAGTGTATCTGTGACTTGAGCAACTTCTTCTTCAAGTTTTGTTTCGTATTCTTCTTCAATACGAGCAACTTCTGCAATTACCTTTGCATTAACTGCTGCTTCAAAAAGAACTGCTGTCTTTTCTTTGAATTCTTCTGATAGTTGTTCACCAGAAAATAGTTCGGCAACATCTTCCTTAACTGCGCCCTTCATTGCTACAGAAGCAGCATTCTTGGCAGCAGCATCATCTGGAATTGTTGAAGCAAATTGCTTTGAATTCATCATAGCAAGCACTTGTGATAATTGTGACTTATCCATTGTTGCCATTGATGTCATTGCTTGTGCCATCATGCCTGACTTTGAGGCATCTGATGGTTTTGCTTCAATAGAAGAAGCAGCAGAAGTATTGTCACCTTCCATGGCTTCCTCCATTACTTCTTTTTCTTTTGCTACTTTCTTCTTCATATTTTTGCCTTCCTTTTCCTTATTGTGGTAAGATTCTTTTTGATGTTTTGTTTCTAAAACAGCTTGATGAATAATATTTGGGTCTGTTTTTTCGCCTGACTTAGATAAAGCAGAAATTACTTTTTCGTGATGTTCGCTGGATTTAGGAATAAGATGCATTTTTCCTGCATA